GTTTTCCATTTTATCCTAACATTAAAATAAAGTAAAAAGACATACTAACAAGTATGATATTAAGCAATACGACCGAGGACACACTCTTATGGTGCAAGTTACGGGCGCAAGCCGGTTTTTGAAAGTTCCCGACGACACGAAGGGACGCTTAAGAATTAAATTACGCACTACTGCCCGGGGACACCCTCTAAGCAGTTTAATACAGATACGAAACTAAGGTACACGTAATCATACGTCCAGGAGGCCCACAGAAGTGGATACAAGGACAGATGGTACCGAAGAATTAAAAATACAACGAATAACAAACAGAAAAACATGTGGTTGGAAGGCACTTTCCCCTTCCTGCAGCGAAATATGGACCCGTCGCTGGGCTGGTATGTGAAGACAAAGACAACAGAGTTATGCGATGACACAAAGGTTGACGATATTTCACGTCCGAGAATACGTCGTACTCGGTCCGGCTACATAATCTTATAGCTTAGAATCCATCCCATTTGGGATCGTCAGGGTCGACGACCAGGGGCATATGGAGGTTGACGCTCTTGCAGTAGAGGAATCTGTGCAAGTGGTCCTGTGTTTCCATAAACCTACCCGGCAGTCTATCCTTCGGATACTTGTAGGGCGTGGTGAGGTCTCCGTACTCTTCGACCCATGCTTTCATGGCGAGACCTTTCTCGTGCTCTCCGGCCAGCATTTCTGTAAATGCGTCGCCGCGGCGCTTCTTGCGCTTTGCGCAACCGCTGATGCGTTTGCGGTTCCTCGTCTTTGCCTGATGGACGGCAACGACTCCGGGGGGTTCGTCACGGATGGATGATGTGACTTGCCTTATTGGCGTTTTCTCAACGCACAGAATGGAGGCACCAAACTGTTTGAGCCTGAGCTGTTCCAACCACAGATCCCAATCGTGGTCGACCCGAATGCCCAGGGATTCGAGCTGCTCCTTGAGGAGTAAGAAGTCTTCTTTTCCGTGATGACTCATCATCTCGCAGGCTTGCTTGATGCGCTGCTCGAAGATTGTCTCATCGCCCTTGTTTTGCTTTTTCTCCCACATGAGTTCGCGGTAGATGACAGGTTTAGGGAGTGGCGCCATGAGGGCGCCTTTCCCACCGTCGACGTACGCGAAGGGAGACTTGAGAAAAGTAAGGGTGTTGAGATGGTCGAAGGGGAG